TTTTTATACAGTACGATATTGGTAGGTTGTGTTTTCTCAATAGTTGATATTTTCTCAGCCTGTTTCTGCTCCTTTCTAAATTTAGCAAAAGTTTTACGAATATCCGTCTTAGCCGCAGTAACGTAGTCTTTCTTGTAAAGTATGTTTTTTTCATCTGTCATAGTGATCCTGCAATGATGTATAAAAGAATCATTATTGCACCACAAAGTAATGGATGTCTAGCAAAGAAATCATTGGTATTAAGTAATTTATTCATAGTTGTCATTCGATTCTAAAATATTAACTAACTCATGTATTTCACGGTTTGGGATCATTAGTGCCTCGTACGCTATGCCTAAAATTTCTTGTTCTTCCGTAGTCTTAGGCTTCTTCTCTAGGTTGTCTGCCAGCAGCCGTAAGGCATAGACAATCTCAGCTACTTCCCAGTTGTGCATATCAGTTTTCATTGCGACGTTCCCACTGTTCTGTTTTCATATCCTGTTCATAGTTCCACAGATCACTAGCGGTAGGCGTATCATCCACACGCTTTGAGTATTTGCTGGCATATTGAATCATGTTGCCAACTACGCGAGCTATAGCTGCGTTAAGTAATGGATGCTGATTACGATATTGTGCGTATGCAGCTAAGAAGTCGCACATAAATTCGCGTAAATCACCTTCATTGAATTCATGTATAAAATCTTCTGGTCGCAGGTCAAGTATTGATTCTAAACATTCTTGTTCAAATTCATGACGTTTCATAGTATTCTCCTAGTTAGTTGCTACGGTTCAACATTAAAGTATGCAATCTTGTATGTCAACAACTTTTTAAAATAAATTTATGTACCAACCAAGAAAAGACAGCCGTAGGGCAAAAGTTTTACAAATTGTTAACGATTCTGGTGGAATTACAGTCGAAAGGTTTATAGAAAAGCATGGAATTATGGGCTTTGAGAACCTATGGGCAGTCACTAGTGAGCTGAGAAAATTAGCTAGATATGGGTGCATAAAACAGATAGGTAATGTATTCTTCTCCGTTACGCAGCAAAATCCAGTGGATACTGGAGAACCTAAAAACCTAGTTCCAGCTCGTGAACCTGTACCATTTACACCACTTAAAACATTTCCACCTAAGATAAGTCCAAGGGGTCAATTAATTGAAAGACGAGAATTCAAAAACTGTAGATCAAACATCAGGTTCCAAGGAAAAAACGATGTATAACTTTACGGTTTATATGTGTCCAGGCTGCAAGCGAACTAGGTCAGCGATGCAGTTTGTAAATTCTAACGTGTGCCGAACTTGCAAAAGACGAGGTATCACGATATAGTTAATGGGATTGGCTAGGAAAGATCATCCGAAAAGGCGATTAGTCACCGCCCTGCCTTATCCCACCCTTGTGACTATGACCTAATGACTAAAGGTTACTATGCATTTCTATCCACACCATATTGGTGATTTTCAGCGTGATACCGCATCCTTGTCTGATTCAGACGCTATGGCTTATTTACGCCTAATTTGGATGTACTACGATACCGAATTACCACTTCCTGATGATGCTAGAAAACTTGCATTTAAGATAGGTTCTAATCCTGATTCAGTTCAGATTATATTAGATACTTTCTTTATAAAAGAGCAAGATGTTTACCGTCATAAGCGTTGCGATAAAGTCCTTAATGACATTTATGGCAAGTCAGAAAAAGCCAGATTAGCTGCTCAAATTAGATGGGCAAATAATGCAAACGCTATGCAAACGCAAAGCGAACGCAATGCGAACGCATTAAATAATCATGCGGATGCAAAGAAAATCGATGCTACCCATAACCCAATACCCATAACCCATATAAATAAATATATAGAGCACTTTGATGATTTCTGGAAAGTGTATCCAAGAAAGACAAACAAAGAAAATGCTAGGAAGGTTTGGGCTAGGTTAAAGCCTAATGCTGATCTTGTTGCAATAATGACAAAAGCAATTAAAGACCAGAAATTGTCAGAAACAGAGCAAAGATTTATTCCACACGCATCAACCTGGTTAACGAATAAACGATGGGAAGATGAAGTTAAAACTATCCAGAAGCCATTGATGGGGTGGAAATGATAGAGAACATACTTAGTCGCCTAGAGAAAGTTAAAGGCCGTAACGGTGCTTACGTAGCTTGCTGTCCTGCTCATAACGATAAGTCTCCTAGCCTAGCGATAAGAGAAGTTGAGGATGGTCGTATCCTATTGAAATGCTTTGCTAACTGTAGCATCCAAGAAATCATGGGTGCTATTGGTATGGAGATAGGTGATTTATTCCCTGACACAAATAAAGACTTGCCTCCAATCAAGAAAAGATATTATGCTTCAGACTTGCTTAAAGTCATTGAATTTGAGGCACTGGTTGTATCGGTAGCAGCTTATTCAATGTCTAAGGGCGAGAAACTATCAGAGGTCGATAGAACTAGGATGAAAACAGCACACGCTAGGATAATGGAGGCAGTTAAATATGTCGGATAATATTTTTGCAATAGCTGAACGACTGTACGAAGATCGCAACATAATCAAGTCTCAGGACATTGATGTTGAGAAGTACCTGAAGAACTCAGACTTATCGGCACAGGTTAAATCTGCTACGAGTTGGCTAGATGAGATTTACCAGAATTACGTTGATCCAGAAAAGACTGACGATGCAGTTATGCCGTGGCCTAAGACACACGCAGACGTTAAATTTAGGATGGGTGAGGTCACAGTATATGCTGGTGGTAACGGAGGCGGTAAGAGCCTTGTAACAGGCCAGATAGCGTTAGGTTTGATTAAACAGAACCTAAAGGTATGTATAGCCAGCTACGAAATGAAACCTGTAACTACTATTGTTAGGATGTTAAGGCAGTTTGCTGGTGAGAATATCAGTATGCCTCTTACGCACGACAAGGAAGGTTACATTCGGGCTTTATTGGGTAGATTTACTGGTTTCATTGACGAGAATTTATTTCTCTACGATCAGCAGGGTTCTACGACTCCACAAAAAACGATAGCAATGGCTAGGTACTGCGCTGTTGAGTTAGGGATTAAGCATATCTTTATTGATTCGTTAATGAAGTGTGTTCGAGATGAGGACTCATTAAACGAGCAAAAGCAGTTTATAGACGAGCTATGTGCATTGGCTAGGGATCATAACGTACACATTCATTTGGTTCACCATATCCGTAAGCTAGTGAGTGAGGAGATACAGCCTGGCAAGACTGATTTAAAGGGTTCAGGTTCTATTGCAGATCAAGTGGATAACGTGTTCTTAGTCTGGAGAAATAAGAAGAAAGAGAACGCTCGCAGGAACAATGAGGACTATGACGAGAAGCAGCCTGATATGTTCCTAATGTGCCAGAAGCAGCGTAACGGTGAGGCTGAAGAGTTTTATGGTCTGTACTTTGAGCATAACAGCCAGCAGTTTATAGAGATGCTAGGTGGTCAGCCTATAGACTTTGATAATAGAGGGAGTTTTCGTGCATGAGTTGGCTCTTTTCGCAGGTGCTGGTGGAGGAATACTTGGGGGAAAACTTCTCGGATGGCGAACAGTCTGTGCCGTCGAATGGGAACCATATCCAGCAAGCGTACTTGTCGCAAGACAAAATGACGGCATTCTCCCGCCTTTCCCGATATGGGATGACGTTCAAACCTTTGACGGAAAGCCGTGGAGAGGAATTGTTGACGTTGTATCTGGCGGGTTTCCATGCCAAGACATCAGTAGCGCAGGAAAAGGAGCCGGGATTGACGGAGAGCGAAGCGGAATGTGGCGAGAAATGGCGAGGATCATTTGCGAAGTGGAGCCAAGATTCGTATTCGTGGAAAACTCACCAATGCTCACTAGCCGGGGACTTGGACGAGTTCTCGGGGACTTGGCCTCAATGGGGTTTGATGCTGCGTGGGGAGTGTTGGGAGCAGCAGACGTTGGAGCGAACCATCAGAGGGATCGAATCTGGATCGTTGCAAGAAATGTTTCCAACTCCGAGAAGTTGTTCAGCAATGGCAGCAACAATTACACCAGCATCAGCTTGGAACGAGAAACGGAATCCGAATTTGGAAACAGTTATTGGCAGAAAAATGTATCCGACACCAACTTGTCACAACAGCAAAGAGGGAGCGTTTCCATCGGAATTCAACAGGAAAACTCCTACGCTAGCGACTCATGCTGGTGGGAAATTGAACCCAACGTGGGTCGAGTGGCTGATGGGGTGGACGCTAGAGTGGACAGACTTAAAGCCATTGGAAACGGACAAGTGCCATTATGTGCAGCAACAGCATGGAAAATCTTGAGCAAGAGCGTCACAGATGCGAAGTCAGGCAAGTATTACGTTGGAGAGTAGAGGATAGGA